AGGTAAAGCAGAAGTTTAAGGATGGACAGAAAGCTGATCCTGCTTCTCTGAAGCGTGCGTATATGCAACAGTTAGGCTCATCATCTGCACCTGGACCTGTCAAGGCACTTGCCAAGAAGATGCTCATTGGTGAAGAGTATGATGTGTTTGACATTGAAGAGAATATCAAGTCTTCAACTTCTGATGTTTTTGCTAAAGTATTTGTAGAAGGTGGCGGACAAAAAGTAGAGGAAATAGAAGAGGCTGCTGATACTAAGTATACGATTAGAGTTACTGATAAGAAAACAAAGAGAACTTATTATAGAAAGGCAGATCGCGCTAAGATTTCGGAATTAAGAGGCAATCCAAATATTTCTTCTGTTGAAATAACTGGAAGAAAAGAATCTGACACCTACGATAAGACTGGTAGCAAGGGCAAGAAAGCTTCTAAGGATTATGATGGTGACGGTAAAGTTGAGAGTGGTTCTAAGGAACATGCTGGTGTAGTTCATAATGCGATTCAGAAAAAGAAAGGTGGAACTCCCGATGGACAGGATACTCGTAATGAAGAGTTCATTGGTGAAGTAAACACTGAAAATGATAATCCTGATGCTAATGAAAAGAGAATTGATATAATGAAGGGCAAGAATACTGTCAAGGTTAATCCTTCCCTTGGAGAATCAATTAAGGCAGAACTTGCTGCTTTATCGGCACAAAGACTTGAGGAGCAAGAGGCAGCAAAAGCAGCAGCAGGTCCTACACCAGAAGAAAAAAGACAACTTGCCAATAAGGACAAGATGCTCAAAAGAAAAATTATGATGCAGAAGCAGGCACTGCAGATGCAAAAGCAAGGTAAACTTCCTTTGAATTACAATGAAGCATGTGAAAAGTGTGATGGAGATCATGACACTAAAGATCATGACAAAGTTGTAGATTCAAGAGAAGTTCCCACGAAAATGAATCTGGCAAGAAATAAGTTGAGGGCAATGGGACTTAAGATGTCTTATGATATGGAAGGTGAGATGACTGAAGCAACCTATCCTTCAGACTTTATCAATCCTGATGGTTCTAAGAGAGCTGTTGCCAAGAAAAAGACTGGTAGACCCATTCAACACGATCAACCTACAAGTGGTGGTCGCAGAAAGACTGTAGATGAAGAAGCATCAGATACTGCAAGAGACGAACGTCAAATGCGTGGTGGTATGGATGCCAATAAGCGCTCTGCTGGTAGAAAACTAAGCAATGCTGAACTTGGTATCAAACCTGGAAAGACTGCTGTTCAGAAACAAATGCAGGGTAAATCTGCAGTTGATATCGTAAAGAGTCAGGTGCGTGCAAAGTACGGTAAAGATTCTGTAAAGTGAAGGAGGAGGAGGAATGCCAGCAGTCTCCAAAGCGCAACAAAGATTCTTCGGGATGGTTAGAGCGGCTCAAAAAGGGGAAATGGATTCCCCGTCGCCTGAGGTTTCCCAAGCTGCTTCCTCCATGTCCAAATCCGACGTAAAGAAATTTGCGTCAACTAAGCATAAAAATCTTCCAGATAAGAAGAAATCATTAAAAGAATTCTTAGAGTCTATATAATGTAAGTACGCGATAATGTCATGCTTGCATTTTTACTTCCATTAGCGTCTAAAATTATTAGAGATGCAGTCGAAAGGATTCCAGAAAACGAAGAACTCGGTGAAAAGATGGTTGAGATCTGTCTTGTTATCTTGGGTAAGGCGGTTAAGCTAACCAAGACTGACATGGACGATCAACTTCTCGAAGTTGTCACTAAGGCGATTCGTAATAGAGAAGAATCTGAATAATTATAAATATCATTATAAAGAATTATAGGGTAAGGGAACATGGCTCTTTGGGGCAATAACGATTCGGTGTATTCTGACGGGACAATTACCGTCAATCTTACTACGAAAAAGGTTGAGAGAGTAGGAACTAGTGCAACCTTTAACACTGCTGGTATTTCGACTGGCAATATAATTTCGGTTGGTGCTGGCGTAACTTTTGGATACGCTGCCATCGCTTCAGTGGATTCTGCTGGTGCTATGTCGATTGCATCGACAGAAGGATTCCAGGGGATTGCAACAGTAACCGCCACAACATATAATATTTCGCAAGAACCAATTTATGTTGTTCTCGGTGACTCACACTATAAGGCACCAGAAGCCAAGACAACTGGATTCTCAACCAGTAATCTCTTCACTGGTGTATTCGGTGTAGATAATACTGAAGCTGGCATTGCAACCGCTACCAAGTATGCAGTAGCACACTCTGGTTGGGTTGGTGTTACAACATATGTTGATGCCCACGGAAACTTCCGAGTTAAGTCTGAAACCTTTGTTGCTTCTAGCAGCATTACTGGTGATGCGGGTGACGACCATAGATACCCTGATAGCTGATAATATGGTATGAGATTTGACGAATTGAATGAGAGCAACTATCTGCTCTTCGCTATAAAATTCTACGATAATCCCCAAGCGGTTACCAAAGATGATTTTGAAGATGACTTAAAACGAATTAAGTACATCAAGAGATTATTGAAACGGTATAAGAATACTGGGGAACTTAAGACACACCTCATACTTAATCATTTAACAGTATTGTTCAACGTCTTTAATGACGCTGCTGTTCCCTTACTTTTTTATAATCTTGAGCGTGATCTTTGGTGTTACATTAAAAGTTTTCTGATATTTTTGAAACGACTTCCCGAATATCCAAAAACTGAAATCACAGAATTGGAAGAGGATACCTACTGCCTACAACAGTTGTATAAAATCTGATGGACGATAAGCGTTTAGAAAATATAAAGAGAATGATTCGCTCTCTAAGTCTTAAAGAGGAGATTGCGAACTCGGTAGGTGGCGGCGGTGTTGCAGGAATCACTGGAGATCCTCCTGTTAATTTAAAGAAGAAGAAAAAGAAAGATTTACCAACAATAATCGGTAGAGGAAAATTTCCTGGTGCTAGAAAGCGTTGGAGTGGCAAGGGATAATGTTTAACGATAGTTCCAAAGTAGCAGTGTTGGAATCAAAACTTGATATGTATGAAGAGCTTTCTAAGGAAATGCTCTCCAAGTTAGAGAATGCCGTAGAAAAGATATCCGAAGGTAATAATCGTATTGCTCAGATTCTCACCAAGCACGATGAGAGAATTGAGCAGAGTATGAAGACTGATGCTCTCATCATAAAGATGATTGATGAGTTAAAGGCAGAAAGTGAAAATGATCATAAGATTATTCATGAACGAATTGATAAAATACAACTAGAAATAAAATCTCTTTCAAAATTTAGATGGCAAGTTGGTGGAGTGCTAGTGGTAACAGCACTCATCATTGGTGCAGGTAGCAGAATTGCACCCATCTTCTTGACACCACCAGACATACAGACTACAATAGAGAGAACCAAGTAGTGTTCTTTCACGATGGATCTGGTTGATTCCAAGTACGTTGGATTAATTTCTTCACGCCTGCAAAAATTTAAGAGGGTTAAGTCGGATCTCTACAACTTCCGCTGCCCTATCTGTGGGGACTCACAAAAGCAAAAGAACAAGGCGCGAGGGTATATCTATGTTGTGAAGAACAACACTAACTACAAGTGCCATAATTGTGGTGCCAGTATGTCTTTGAATAATTTTTTGAAGACATTAGACACCACGCTTCACAAACAGTATACGCTTGAGAAATTTAAGGAAGGACACACTGGTAGAAACTTTGTTGTTGATACACCAAAGTTAGAATTCAAGAAACCAACATTTAAAAAAAGTTTGGGACTGCCTAAGGCGTCCACAAATCCAGTTGCTAAAGAATACTTAGAGAAACGTAAACTAAATCCAGAAAAGTTTTATTTTACTGACAAGTTTAAACAGTGGACAAACACACAAAAACAAACGTTTGACTCCACATATAGGGATGAACCTCGTATTATCATACCAATGTATGATGGGGACAATAATCTCATCGGTTTTCAGGGTAGAAGTCTAACTCCTAACTCTGTTAAATATATCACTGTGATGTTGAGAGATGATTCTCCGAAACTATACGGGCTTGAAAAAGTCGATGAAGAAAAATCAATCTACATTGTCGAAGGACCGTTTGACTCCACGTTCGTGGAAAACGCTGTTGCTATGTGCGGGTCCGATGTTGATGTTGGGGCGCTTGGCTGGCGCGATTATATTTGGGTTCTTGATAATGAACCACGCAACCGAGAAATCGTCAACCGAATTGCCAAACTTATCGATAGAGGAGAAAAGGTAGTTATCTGGGCAAACAGTCTTTTGGAGAAAGATATCAATGATATGGTTCTCTCTGGACATGATGTACAGACTATGTTAAAATCAAATACATACTCAGGTTTAGAAGCAAAAATTAAGTTTAACAACTGGAAAAAGATATGAGCAATGGGACAAAGGTAGTCAAGAGAAATGGTAATACTGAATCTCTTGATTTGAATAAACTCCATGTGATGGTGGAGGAAGCATGTAAAGATCTTGCTGGTGTGTCTGCTTCTCAAGTTGAAATGCAATCTGGTATTCAATTTTATGATGGTATTACCACAGCAGAAATTCAGGAGATTTTGATTCGTTCTGCTTCTGACTTAATTGACTTGGAGCACCCTAATTATCAGTTTGTTGCTGCAAGACTTTTATTGTTCGCAGTGCGTAAACAAATCTATGGACGTATGCACGAGGTGCCTAGTCTGAAGAAGCATGTTGAAAATTGTGTTAATCGTGGAGTGTATGATGCAGAGATTTTAAATCTCTATAGTGAGGAAGAGTTTGATAAACTTCAGTCATATATCGATCATGGACGTGACTATTTGTTCACGTATGCGGGTTTGCGTCAGGTAGTTGATAAGTACCTGGTTCAGGATCGTAGTAGTGGTGGACTTTATGAGACGCCACAGTTCATGTATTTGATGATTGCCGCCACTATTTTCTCTAAATATTCAAGGGAAACTAGGCTCGATTATGTCAAGCGATACTACGACGCAATCAGCAAGCACAAAATCAACATCCCCACACCTATCATGGCAGGAGTGCGAACTCCACTTAGACAATATGCTAGCTGTGTTCTTATTGATTCTGATGACACCCTCGATAGCATCTTTAGTTCTGATATGGCTATCGGCAGATATGTTGCACAAAGGGCGGGCATCGGTATCAACGCAGGCAGAATCCGTGGCATCAACGCTAAAATCAGAGGCGGAGAGGTTCAACACACAGGTGTTGTACCATTCCTTAAAAAGTTTGAATCGACTGTCAGGTGCTGTACACAAAATGGAATACGAGGTGGCTCAGCGACTGTCCACTTCCCAATCTGGCACCAAGAAATAGAAGATATCATTGTTCTCAAGAACAACAAGGGTACAGAAGATAATCGCGTAAGGAAACTTGATTACTCCATCCAGATTTCAAAACTTTTCTATGAACGTTTCATCCAGAATGGAGAGATTAGCCTGTTCTCACCGCATGATGTTCCGGGACTCTATGATGCTTTTGGTACTGATTCATTTGATGATCTCTATGTGGGCTATGAACGAGATGACTCTATTCCGAGAAAAACTATCGGGGCTCAGAAACTTATTCTTGATATTCTGAAGGAGCGTGCAGAGACTGGACGCCTCTATATCATGAATATCGATCACTGCAATTCTCACTCATCCTTCTTGGATAAAGTTGAGATGAGCAACTTGTGCCAAGAGATTACTCTGCCAACAAAACCACTACAACACATCGATGACACTGATGGTGAAATCGCTCTGTGCATTCTTTCTGCTGTAAATGTTGGTAAAATTTTCAGGATTGAAGATCTTGAATCTCTTTGTGACTTGTCGGTTCGTGCTCTAGACGAACTCATTGACTTCCAAGGTTATCCAATCAAGGCGGCAGAAATCGCCACCAAGGCACGTCGTTCCCTTGGTATTGGATTCATCGGACTGGCACACTATCTTGCCAAGAACGGGCATTCTTATGACTCTCCTGATGCTTGGAGTGCGGTACATGAACTGACTGAGGCGTTCCAATATTATCTTATTCAGTCAACTGTAAACCTTGCTAAGGAAAAAGGTGCGTGCGAATACAGTAATCGCACAAAGTATGCTCAGGGAATTCTTCCAATTGATACATACAAGAAGGACGTTGATGAAATTGTCCCGAATGTGTTAAAATATGATTGGGATAGTCTTAGGGAGTCTGTCAAAAAATACGGAGTTAGGAACTCAACACTGTCCGCACAGATGCCATCAGAGAGCAGTTCCGTTGTGTCAAACGCAACAAATGGAATCGAACCACCTAGAGGATACTTGTCCTCTAAGAAGTCGAAGAAGGGAGTCCTTAAGCAGATTGTTCCACAATATGCAACTCTTAAGAACAATTATACTCTTCTTTGGGAGATGGAGTCTAATCGTGGTTATATTAATATTGTTGCTGTGATGCAAAAGTTCTTCGATCAGGCAATTAGTGGTAACTGGTCTTACAATCCAACTCATTATCCTAACAATGAGATTCCCATTTCGGTTTGGGCACAAGACCTTTTAACTACATATAAGTACGGTTGGAAGACTTCTTATTATCAGAATACGTATGATATGAAGGATGACGAGGTTGAGGAAACCACTCAATCACTTGAAAGTTTAGTTTCGGAACTAGAAAATTCAGAGGAGGAAGATTGTGAGTCTTGTAAGATTTAAGACAAATAGCGATAGTAAACCCATGGTAGAGTCCATGACAGTGTTCAACTCAGAAGAAGTTGACACTAAAAAACAACCAATGTTCTTTGGCAAACCATTAGGAATTCAGAGGTATGATTCTTACAAGTATCCAGTCTTCGACAAGTTAACCACACAACAACTTGGTTACTTCTGGCGTCCAGAAGAAGTTTCACTGCAGAAAGATCGTAGCGATTATCATACGTTGCGTCCAGAGCAGAAGCATATCTTTACCAGTAATCTGAAGTATCAGATTATGTTGGACTCTGTTCAGGGACGTGGACCTGGTATGGCATTTGCTCCATACTGCTCCCTTCCTGAACTGGAAGCCTGCATGAAGGTATGGGAGTTTATGGAGATGATTCATAGTCGCTCATACACCTACATTATCAAGAATGTATATTCAGATCCCTCTGAAGTATTTGATACCATCCTCAAAGAGGATAGGATTATGGAGCGTGCTACGACTGTTACTCAGGCGTATAATGACTTTATCAACTCAGCACATCAGTATGATAATTCCGCTGAGTGGTTGCACGCAGTAGAACAAGTCCCCTATGCCAAAGAAGCACGCTATGAACTCAAGCGCAAACTCTATAGAGCTGTTGCAAACGTCAACATCCTTGAGGGCATTCGCTTTTACGTCTCATTTGCTTGCAGTTTTGCTTTTGGCGAACTCAAACTTATGGAAGGAAGTGCAAAAATCATCTCTCTGATTTCTAGAGATGAGAATCAGCACTTGGTTATCACTCAGAATATTCTGAATAAGTGGAAAGCGGGTGACGATCCTGAAATGCAAAGGATTGTCAAGGAAGAGGAACAATGGACTTACAAGGCGTTTGAGAACGCTGTCAATCAAGAAAAGTATTGGGCAGAATATCTGTTCAAAGATGGTTCTATGATTGGTTTGAACGATAAACTACTGCAGCAGTACGTAGAATGGATTGCCAATCGCAGAATGAAAGCAATCGGATTAAAACCACTCTATGACATACCCGCAAAAAATAACCCACTTCCCTGGACCGAACATTGGATTTCGTCGAAAGGTTTACAAGTTGCTCCCCAAGAGACGGAGGTTGAGTCGTACATCGTTGGAGGCATCAAGCAAGATGTCGAAGAAGACACCTTCGCAGGATTTAGTCTCTGATTCATATCAGGCATACAGGGAGGCAGCCAAAGCTGATTCCTTCCTGTTTGGCGACTACGATGGATACAAAGCATTTGAAGAACTAGAGGGCTCTTAGGAGCCCTCTTTTTTTATAAATATCCATATAGGAAATACAGAGAAAAAATGAAATCTTTATCACAGTCCCAGTATGGAGAACTTAGAGATCTCTATTTGGCAATTTATGAGCAAGTAGAACTCACTGAAGAACTCCTTGATGAAACTTTTGATGAGATTGTCGATGAACTTATTGAAGAGGGATATGGGGAAGAGGAAGCATTAGATTTGGCTGAAGAGGCAACCGACGCCTATCTTGAAGAGGCAAAGGTTACCTTCGGTCATGACACTGCTCCTAGAAAGGCAGATGGTTCTCCTGTAGGATCCAGAAGAAGATATGGCATGAGAAAGGCAGGTGAAGCAGTTAAGGCAGTTAAGGGTGCTGTAGGTAAGGCAAAGACTGCTGTCAAGACAGCAAAGGCAGTTGGAGGCATCGCTAAGGACATTGCTAAGGATGAAGTAAGGAGAGCAGGTAGAAGCGCAAAACAGGCGGTTGCCAGCGCTCCTGGTAAGGCAAAGGCAGCAGTTGAAAGGAAGAAGAAAGAAGTCAAGGGTGGAATCAAAGGATTCATTAAACGCCAAGCACAGAAGGTTGTGAAGCGTATGAGTGAGGAGGTTGTTTCTGAAGCAGACATGACTGGTGCTCCTTCAATTAAGGATGCCAAACCTGCTAAGAAGACTAACGTAAAGTATGATAAACATATGAAGCAACTGGTTCCTAGTGTTAAGGAAGAGTTAGAAGCAACCGGATTGTTCTCCGAGAAGGAGATTGAAGCAATCATGGAAAAAGTAAATCCAAATCCTAATTATTCTGAAACTCATGATGATCAATCCACCGATGATGAAAAGAAGTCTAGGTTCGGACCACCTTCAAGATCGCATCAAAGGGTAGATCCTAAAACTGGTAAGCATCATACACATCATATGACAGGACAAAGGGCTATTGATGCTTATGATGCTAAAAGAAAGAAAGAAAAAGAAGCCCGCTCTATTAAAGGCAGACTTAAGTCTGCTGCAAAAAAACTTCTCCGTAGAGAGGAAGTTGAGGTTGAAGAGGGTTATAAGGAGATTGATGCTAAAAAGCACGGTCGCATGTATGACAGATATAAGAAACTCAGCAAGGCTGCTATGCAAGATGCTCGTGATTCGGGTGAAGCATCTGGAACCAACAGAATGAAGATGGGTAAAATGAGTACTGTTATTGACAAGTCCTCTGAGAACTTAAGAAAGAAGCAAACTAAAGATCAACTCACTGGTAGAGGTTGATACAAAACTCACATAATACACAGGGGGCTTGACAAGTCCCCTTTTTTTGTTTAGACTAGCTTTGTCCGGGTTGAAGGATAAATAATAGCTCATTGAATTCTTTAAGATGAGCCAGGATATAAATAATGAAGTAAGTTATGAGAATCCATGGACGTTTGATAACAAACCTTTTGATAGCGACGATATTGGGGATTACTTCGGGTTTGTTTATCTCATTACCAATCAGTCCAACTCACGACGTTACATTGGTAGAAAGTATTTCTGGTCGTTTAGGAAACCACCGGGTAAAAAAAGAAAATTAAAACAAGAATCGGATTGGAAGCGGTACTACGGTTCTTGCCCAGAATTAAAAGAAGATTTAAAAAGATACGGTAAAGAGACTTTCAATAGAGAAATAATAAGTCTCCATACCACCAAGGGTAATTGTAACTTTGAGGAAACAAAACAACTATTCTTAAATAACGTCTTATCTGAAGCTCTTGACGACGGTTCGCCAGCATACTATAATAGCAATATTCTAGGACGCTATATGCGAAAAGATTATGGAAACTTTGGAAGACACCCTAAAATTGACACATGACTGGGCAATAGATCGTATACATACTCTTTGTGATATCCCCACATATGATGTTTTAGATACCATTGAAGACGCACACGCTTTAAAATCCGAATTTAGTGAGTGGTTAAATCCAGAAATAGATGATCATGAAATCTATTCACTAGAATACCTAGGAGATGCGGATGACTAACGGACCTTCAAGTAATTTCAAAAAACAAATTTTGGAAATATGTAAGAAGATGACTTCTGAAGGAAAGCACATAGAAGCAAACAATCTGTTCCATACATATTTTCCAGAGCACGGATATGGAACTCCTGACAAATTTGACTCAGTTCCAGTTTGATGCTACAATAACATAACTTGTGATGAGACTCAATTGACTAATGTTGAATAAAGCTATTATCGCAACCGTCCTTGCTGCTGGTGCTGCTTGTGCATATCCGAGTGAGATAAAAAGTCCACCTGTAGCGATTGAAGTTGTAAGAAAAACTTGGAAGTGCCCTGGATGTAATGACAACGAAAAGTATGTCTTGGCACAACTTCAAGAACAAACAAAGATTTCTGATAAGAATGCCCTTGCTACTATTATGGGCAATATCAAACAAGAGAGTATGTTCCATCCTGATATCTGTGAAGGAGGTGCTAGAGTCCCTTATGAACAGTGTCATAGTGGAGGATATGGTTTAATTCAATGGACTACTAAAGCAAGATATCTTGGACTGGGAAGTTTTTGTAAGAAGTATGATTGTAATCCCAGTACCATTGAGGGACAGACACGATATATGATTAATGAAAATCAGTTTCAAAAACTTCTACCAGAGTTTGAGGGACGTGGATATGGTGTGCATCAATACATGGTTCCTGCCTATTATTGGTTAGGATGGGGAATCAAGGGTGATAGAGAATATTACTCATATAACTATAGTAAACAACTTGTCTGGGCATGATTAGTAAATTTAAAAAACTTCTCCAATCTGCTGTAAAGGCAGTTCAACCTGAACAAAAGAAAGTAGATGAATTAGAGGCACCCGCAGGTAGTGTAGGTCCAAGTCATTTC